TAAATCCTTCAGCAGATCTAGTCACCTCTTCTATCACATAAAATCTCTTCAATGCAATATTATAATCATTGGCTGCATATTCGTCTTTCATATGCGGCAATTCTATGACATCTCCGCTCATGAGTTTTCTACCTATGGTTTTAACACTACTGTTGATATGTACAGTTAAAAATATAGTATCATTGCTCAAAAACAAACCAAACTGACTAAGGTTAAAATCTTGATCTTGTAAATTGTAATGCCCACGCAATGTGTATATATCGTTGTCGTATTTTCTATCTCTGTTTTCTAAAAACAGTAGATCTTGAATATTGGTTTCTTTTACAGCATCATACAACGGCTGCTCAGCAGTAGAACGACCTTCTGCTATTAGTTTTGGGCCTAAATATTTGTGTACCAAAACATCAGTGCCTCCGACTGTAAACATCTCATAGACGGTTGCATCTATAAAGTCGTAATCATTGCTTTTTTCTGGTCTATATAAACTTAAACGTGGCATGTAGTATTTATCCAACGATAAATACTAGTGGAGACAACACATGGCCAACACTACACGATTTCAAGAGATATACGATTACGTTAATACATTCCTTGGCGGAGGTATGGTTGATGTAGAACTAGATCCAATTCATTATGAAACTGCATTGAAAAAATCTTTCAACAAATACAGACAACGTAATGAAAACAGCGTAGAAGAAAGTTATATAGTACTAGCATTAACTCCTGATAAAAACGAATATACGTTGCCACAAGAAGTTATTGAAGTAAGACAAGCATTTCGTAGAAGCGTAGGAAGTCGTTTAGGCGGCTTAGGCGGAACCGGAACCGGAAATCCAATTTTTACTCAAACCTTTACTGCAACAGCTGGTCAACAGATTTTAAATGTCAATTATAATTTGTTGGCAATTGCAAGAATAGAAGTTGACGTAAACGGAGCCGAAACTACAAGTTACAGTACTGATAGTGCGCAAAGAAGAATTACACTTGTAACTCCCTTAAGTGCAGGCGACATAGTTGGTGTGAAATTGTTTCCAAGTGCAGAAAATCTTGGCGGTAGTTTGTTTGAACCGTTTAATCTAGCATACACAAATACATATTTGTTAGCAGGGTCAGGCATAGGCGGACTTGCTACATATGATTTTTTTGCTCAGCACCAAGAACTTGTAGGTAGAATGTTTGGTAGTTTTATAGAATTTGTTTGGAACACTAGCACTAAAAAATTAACAATATTACAAAGACCTAGAGCCACAGAAGAAATATTATTGTATTGCTATAATTATAGACCAGATTTTGAACTGCTCAACGATTACAAAGCCAATCAATGGATCAAAGACTATACATTGGCCAATTGTAAATATATGCTAGGCGAGGCACGTAGTAAATTTTCTACTATAGTAGGACCAAGCGGCGGCACTACACTAAATGGTGATTCATTGAAACAAGAAGCACAAACTGAAATGGAAAAGTTGGAAAAAGACCTAGATATGGCTGCTGCCGGCGGTGTAGGATACGGATTCTTAATTGGTTGACAACAACTAATCAATATCATAATATATATTATGAGAAAAAAGTTACTGATAATCGGCCATGGCAGACATGGCAAAGACACTGTTTGTGAAATGCTTCGCGACAAATATGGCTATAGCTTTGAGAGTAGTAGTCAGTTTTGTAGCAAACTTTTTATTTTTGATATGCTAAAGGATAGTTATGGATATTATAATGAAGAAGAGTGTTATGCTGACCGGCACAATCACAGAGCAGAATGGTATGATGCTATCTGCGCTTATAATGTTCCTGATGCAAGTCGCTTAGGCAGAGAAATATTTCGGGCACACGACATTTATTGCGGATTACGCAACAAGCGTGAATTTTTTGCTATGCAGAATACTGGTGTGTTTGATTATGCAGTTTGGGTCGACAGATCAGATCATCTTCCTAAAGAAGATCCTAGTAGCATGAGTCTTAAGCAATGGATGGCAGATTTTACCATTGACAATAATGGATCATTAGAAGAACTTGAGTTTAATGTTTCACAGCTAATGAATCACATGGATAAACTATAGTTTTTTTACCCTCCTAAACCACGGTTTTCTCCTAAGATCAACTAAATAATAGTAATAACATTGATCCATAGGAGAAAATTAAAATGGCATTAGTATCACCAGGTGTTCAGGTATCAGTTATTGACGAGAGTTTCTATACTCCGGCTGAACCAGGAACTACCCCTATTATTTTCGTAGCGACAGCAGAAAACAAAACCAACGGTGCAGGCACCGGCATTGCACCAGGTACACTTAAAGCAAATGCAGGTCAGGTTTATTTGCTTACATCGCAGAGAGACTTGGTGGAAACCTTTGGCGATCCTCGTTTCCTTACTGATGCAAACAATAATCCAATCAACGGTGGCGAGCAAAACGAATACGGCTTACAAGCTGCTTATTCGTATTTAGGAATCAGCAACAGAGCATTTGTTGTACGTGCTGACATGGATTTAGGAGCACTAAATGCCAGTGCTACTCCAACTTCAGCTGACCCTGCTAATGGCACATATTGGCTAGATACTCAAAGCACCAGCTGGGGTATTTTCGAATGGAACAATGCGGTAATTAGTACCACTGGCGGTCAAACATTTACTAACAAATCTCCTATTGTTATTACTGATGCAACACAAACCGAAGCTGGCGGCGGCTACAGCTATAGACCAAAGGGCAGCGTAGGCGCTATTGGCGATTATGCTATGGTTGCAGTAAGCAACGAACCTAGACTTTGGTACAAGTCTTCAGGAAATACAAGTGCAGGAGTTGCCGCAGGTACTTGGGTACATGTTGGTAGCAGACAGTGGAAACTTAGCTGGCCGTTGGTGACTGCTACACTTAGCGCAGCAGCCGCTGGACAAACATTTACAATTGGTCTAACTGATAGCACTAACATTACTGTTACTACCACAGGAAGTACCGCTACAACACTAGTAGCTGACATTAACACAGCCGCAAATGCAAGCGGAATTTTTGCAAATCTAGCAGATGGCTTAATAAGCCTTTACACAAACGGTGAACTCAATGATAACATTGTACTAACTGATGGTACAGGTACTCCTCTAGCAAATCTTGGTATTACAGCTGGAACATATTATGCTCCAAGTTTGCAGATTAGCAAACATACCAGTGTTCCTGCATTTAAGAGAACAGACTCAAATCCTCGTCCTACTGGAAGTGTTTGGCTTAAAACCACAGAGCCGAATGCAGGTGCTCGTTGGAGAGTAAGCTCATGGAGTTCAGCAACAGAAACTTGGGTTAGCTCAGATGCACCTATTGCACCAAATAATCAAACTGCAATCTATGATCTAGATAGAGCAGGGGGCGGCGCAGGACTTATACAAGGCAATCTGTATGTACAATCAAACCTTGATGCAGAAACCACAGCAGGAAACTTTGATTTACCAAAAGCAGATTTTAAAATCTACACAAGAGCAGCATCTGGTGCAACCAATGTTGTAAGTAGTAAAGTTGTAGCTGGTTCAGTAGCTGCTGGAACATATCGAATATTTGTACAAGAAACTTTAAAAAATTCATCAAACCTAACAGCAGCAATTACTATTAGTGCAACACTAACAGGTGCTGCCGCAGACGCAGATGTAATTGCAAAAGCTATTAATGATGCAGGACTGGTTAATGTTGTGGCTAGCGTGGATAGTCAAAACCGTGTAATTATTACACATAAACTTGGCGGTGATATTATTCTTGTAGATCAAGATGGATTGCTTGCTGAGATTGGTTATAGCGGATTTAATATAACAACTGGCGCCGGTACAGCTAACTTGTACGACGAAGGTGGCGACCAATTCCGTGCTACATTGTGGAAGCCACTGGTTTACACTGCAAGCAACGATGCTCCAACTGCATTAGCAGCACAAGGTGCTCTATGGTATAGCAGCATTGTTGACGAAGTTGATCTAATGATTCATAACGGTACAACATGGGTAGGCTACAAAAACAGCGCATCACCATATTATGCCAACAATACAGATGTAAACGGACCGATTGTAAGTGCAAGCGAACCGACTACACAAAGCGATGGATCAACTGCTCTGCAAACAGGCGATATTTGGATCAGCACAGCTGATTTAGAAAACTATCCAACTGTTTATCTTTATAACAAAACACTTAAAGATGCAGGATCATATCCTTGGACATTGATAGATAACACTGATCAAACCACAGAAAACGGTATACTGTTTGCAGATGCACGTTATAACACAAACGGCGCAAACAGTGGCGAAGCTGGAGAAATTGCAGATTTACTCGGCAGCAACTTCTTAGACCCAGATGCTCCAGATCCAGCATTATATCCACGTGGTATGCTATTGTGGAATCTACGTAGAAGCGGATTCAACGTAAAGCGTTTTGAGCGTAACTGGATTGATGTTAATGCTGACAACGAACGCTTCAACAACGGCGAAGCAATGACCAGTTATTATCCACATCGTTGGGTAACTGAAAGTGCTAACGAAGTTGATGGTGCAGGTAGCTTTGGACGTAAAGCACAGCGTAAAGTTGTTGTCCAAGCATTACAAGCATTGGTTAACAGTAACCAAGATATCCGTGACAATGAAACACGCTTGTTTAACTTGATGGCTTGCCCAGCTTATCCAGAACTAATTGGTGAAATGGTAAGCCTAAACTACGATAGAGGATTAACAGCATTTGTTGTTGGAGATTCACCATTCCGTTTAAGACCAGATGCTACTACATTGAACAACTGGGCAGCAAACGTTAATCTAGCAGTTGAAGATAACGACCGTGGACTTGTAAGCAGAGATGAATACCTAGGCATTTACTATCCAAGTGGATTTACCAGCGACAACGCAGGCAACAACATTGTTGTTCCAGCAAGTCATATGGTACTACGCACTATGGCACTAAATGACCAAGTTGCTTATCCATGGTTTGCACCAGCTGGTACAAGACGTGGCGGTGTAACCAATGCTACTGCAACAGGTTATGTCAACAACGAAGGCGAATTTGTAAGTATTGCTCTTAACGAAGGCCAAAGAGATACATTGTATCAAAATAATGTTAACCCAATCACTTTCCTAACTGGTGCTGGATTAACAGTATTTGGACAAAAGACTCGTGCAAGAAATGCAAGTGCGTTGGATAGAATCAACGTTGCAAGACTTGTGGTATATCTACGCAGTCAGCTAAACAGTCTAGCAAAGCCATACTTGTTTGAACCAAACGATAAGATTACACGTGACGAAATCAAACAACAGGTAGAAAGCTTGATGGTTGAATTGGTTGGTCTAAGAGCATTGTACGACTTCCTAGTTGTATGCGACGAAACCAATAACACACCTGCAAGAATTGACAGAAATGAACTTTATGTTGATATTGCGATTGAACCAGTAAAAGCAGTTGAATTCATCTACATTCCACTACGCTTGAAAAACACAGGGGAAATATCAGGTCTATAATATAGGGGTCGAGGAAACTCGACCCTAATATCATAAATACTTGTGTATAAGGAGAAACTATAGATGGCAATCTCAACTCTACTAAATTTAACAGTGCCTTTGGCAAACGATAGCAGCGCAAGCAATCAAGGATTGCTAATGCCTAAACTGCAATATCGTTTCCGTGTAACACTGGAAAACTTTGGTGTAAGCAAAGAAACTCAAGAACTAACCAAACAAGTTATTGATGCAACTAGACCTACACTACAGTTTGACCCAATTCAACTTGACGTGTACAACAGCAAAATTTACCTTGCTGGCAAACATACATGGAACACTGTTAATATTACACTACGTGACGATGTTAATGGTAGTGTACAAAAGATGGTTGGCGAACAGCTTCAAAAGCAATTTGACTTTTTTGAACAATCAAGCGCCGCAAGCGGTATTGATTACAAGTTCGTAGAACGTATTGAAATTCTCGACGGTGGTAATGGAGCAAATACTCCAGGTGTACTTGAAACATGGGAACTATATGGTTGTTTCCTAACCAACGTAGAATACGGTGCGTTAGCATATGCAAACAACGATCCTACTACAGTTACATTAACTATTCAATATGATAATGCTGTACAGTTAGGCATTGGCGTAGGTATCAATGGAACCAAGCAACAGCGTTCAACAGGCAACGCAGGTACTAGTGCTACCGGTTAATAACAATTGAGATTGCCACTCTACAAAAAAGGAGCCAGTTGGCTCCTTTTTTGTTAACTGCGTAGTTTATAATATTGATAAATACATTATGTCGAGATATACACCTTTTTTTGATAACAATAGCAGAGCAGGCACACTAGCAGATTATGCTCATGCTGATGCCTTGTATGTTCGCAATAATATGCGACTTAGTCCTAAGACTAAATTTTTATATCATGTTGTTATAGACGTTAATCAATCTGCAATTGCAAGTTTAGGATATACAGTACAAAATCTATTGAATAAAAGAGAGTTCAACTTACTTGTAGAAACTGTAGATTTGCCCACATTCAGTGTTGATGTAGACGAAAAAAATCAATACAATAGAAAAAAACTTGTGCAAACTCGTGTACGCTACGAACCAGTACAACTGGTATTTCACGACGATATGGCAGGATTAACTACACTGCTATGGGAAGCGTATTTTAGATACTATTATCAAGATCCAAATTATGCAAGTAAAAACAGCAGAGGACAGCCAAATACAACTGTTCCCCAAGCTTATTACCATTCTATGTACAGAGGCGAGGACGCTAACAAATATAGATACGGACTAGATAACAATAGATCTAACAGTACTCCATTTTTTAACAGTATCAGTGTTTATCAATTGTATTCTAATAACGCTAGACCAGAACACACTGCATTTACATTAATTAATCCTATGATCAGTAATATGAGTCACGATACTATGAGTCAAAGCGAAACTGGTCTTACTAAAAATACCATGAGAATAAACTATGAAGCTGTAATTTATGGTCGTGGAAGAACCGCAGTTGATGAACCAGCTGGATTTGCAGATCCTGCACATTATGATTTATCATATGGAACATTTAGTAATAAACCCAATAACATTGGGGATTTATTCACAATTGGCGGGTTGGTCAACGGTATATCAACTGTGTGGAATGATGTTAGAAATGGACAAGTAGATTCAAATACTATTCTTGCAGGCATAGGAATACTACAAAACTTACAAAATATCAATACAAATAAACCAAGTACAAACATAGCAACAGCAAATACAGTAACTCAAAATTCGGGATTTGTGCTACCAAAAGATCCATTTCCAAACTCAATAACTTCAACTGTACCAGTGAGAACTAGATAATGAGCAGCTTTGTAGATCCAAGTATTAATAAATTACCAGACAGTGCTGCTGAAGTCAAAGAATTCTTTGACAAATATTTTAGTAAAAAAATCAGCGTCACCAGCAATCAAGTGGATAGTGTGGTTGGATTCTTTGTAAAAAGAGGATTCGATAACAACAGTGCTATTGCTGTGGCTACTGTTTTGTTACAACAAGCAAAAATTGACAATGTAAATATTTTCCAATTATTGGACACATTGCAAGGATTAAACGAAGTTTCTATTAGTAAACTGGTTGCAACCATACTTAACTCAAATAGAAGTAGAATAAGCAGTATTGGATTTGCAATAGAAAATCGTGCTACTACTAGCGAAGAAAGAAATATTGTATATTAATGGCAAGATTTGCTCAAGGAAAATATACCTTAACCAATCCTAAAAAATATGTAGGAGGAAAGTCGCCTACATATAGAAGCAGTTGGGAATTTGCTTTTATGCGCTTTTGTGATTTAAACGAAAACGTTACACAATGGGCCAGCGAAGCCATAAGCATACCTTATAGAAATCCTTTGAGTGGCAAAATGACCATATATGTTCCGGATTTTTTTATAGTTTATCAAGATAGAACTGGCAAACAGCAAGTTGAATTAATTGAAGTAAAACCTAAAAATCATACTTTCCAAGAAAATCTAGGAAACAGTAGACATAACAAATTGCATTTTGTTGTTAATCAAGCCAAGTGGAGTGCCGCTAGAGCATGGTGCAAACAAAAAGGCATTGTTTTTAGAATCATCAACGAAGGAGATATTTTCCATCAAGGCAAACGTAGATAAATAATAGTAGTATTTAATGGAATATTACTATGACAAAAAAACTCGAAGAAATGTTAAATTTGCCCGACAACGAAGATATTGTTAATCCTAGAACAAGAAAAAAATCTGTAGTTGAAGTTGAGCCAGAGCATACTTTTAGAGATATAGAAGAGCTTGATAAAATTTCCAGTGCATTGCCTTACGTTAAAGGGTTAGGCGACAAAGCAGACGAAGAATTAGAAGACATAGCCACTAGAGCATTATCTGCATACGAAGATCTAATGGACTTGGGTATGAACGTGGAAGCAAGGTACAGCGGTAGAGTTTTTGAAGTTGCCAACAGTATGTTACAAACTGGATTAAATGCCAAAGTTGCTAAACTAGACAAAAAACTTAAAATGGTAGAATTGCAACTGAAAAAAGAAAAACTAGACAAAGAAGATGGTTCCCCGACTGGCATAGTAAATGGCGAAGGGTATGTTGTTACTGATAGAAACAGCTTGCTAGAACGTCTAAAAGGGCTAGATAAAGATAAATAATACTAATAACAGGATCCTATAATTATGAAAACATTTGTTGAATACTTGAACGAATCAAAAAAGGTCTATTCATTTAAGATAGGCGTTGCTGGCGAATTGCCTGAAAATTTTGAAAACACAATGGAAACTGCATTGCAGAAATACGGTGTGCTCAAAATGACTGCTGGCAAAAGCACACCTATACAAGAAAGACCGTTGGACTTTCCACAACTAAAAAATATGAATGTTACTTATTATGAAATTGATCTAAATTATCCTACTACCTCTCAAGTATTGCAAGAATACATAGGACAATGCTGTGGCGTAAAACAAAGTTATTTGATTGTAAGAAATCCTAACGAACCACAAGAATTGTATCAACAAGAAAAAACTGACAGTGAATATGTTGCTAAACTCACTGTAGAAGATCTAGGCGGCGAGAGTGGCCAAGGTAGTGTAGGTGCAACTAGAGTTATGGATCTACTAAAAGAATTAGAAACTGCACGTAAAGAACGTAGCAATGATTACATCGGAAAAGCCCCTGTTGGCGAGAGCAAAGATATCGGCGATGTAGAAAATACAAAAAGCCCAATAGGAGCATAACATGAAAATTTTTGAAGTTACAAAAATAAACGAAGCCGTAAACGATCAAGAATTTTTTAGAAGAGCTAGTTCAGTTCTTGGCGATACCGAAATGACCCGTTTGCAACAAATGGTTCAGGATGCTGGCGGGGTAGATAAATGGCTATTTCAAGCAAAACAAGATAGTGATGACGTTTTTCAGAACCCTAGCAACAGAGCAATTAGAGATAGAATCTTTGGAGTACAATCAGGATTAGGCAGTGGAGGAGATCCTACATCTCGCCCAGGAATTATAGACATTGCGTCAATACCCGATACTCTTCCAAGGGGGACAGCAGCCCGAGGTGCAGCAAATGCCGCAGCCGCTCAAACAGCATTAGATGGCATTCGCTTTAGTGGAGCTGCTCCAGAAGATATGCCTAGACGCCCCGGACAACAAACCAGCGGCCCGGCAGCAGTGCCACCTACAACACCAACCGCAGCAGAACCAACCGCAGCAGTGCCACCTACAACACCAACCGCGGCAGAACCAACCGCAACAGAACCAACCGCGGCAGAACCAACTGCTACTAATCCACAGCCAACTAGACCAGGACAGGAAACCAGCGGTCCAGACTTAGGTCAAGTTACACAAACTTTACGCAGAGGCAGTAGAGGCGAAGCTGTTAGAGTATTACAACAGTCGTTGGGTATGAGCGGTAATGCAGTAGATGGAGTATTTGGGTCAAACACGGAAGCAGCAGTACGTCAGTTCCAACAAAATGCTGGAATTCAAGCCGACGGTGTTGTTGGACGTCAAACATTGTCAGCATTGCAAAATAGAGCAGTAACCGGCGGACCTGGTACAACAAACACCGCACCTGGCAGATTAGGCAATGCACCGGCTCCAGCAGCTAGACCAGCAGCTAGACCAGTTGATCCTCAAGCCGCCGCTGCCGTAGCGAAAACTGATGCAAGAGGAAGAACACGTATAGGAACAGATGCCGGAGACGGCATGGTGTGGATTGTAGGCAACAGTAACGCTCTTGTGAGAGTAAGACCCAATGATCCTAGAGTAGCAGCACAGCAAGCCGCAGCAAGAGTTGCAGGAAATGAAAGTGCAAATAATACAAACAACGCACTAGTAGAAGGAATAACAAAATTGGCAGGAATATCAAACAAGAAAAAATTAAACGAAGCAAGTATGAATATAAGTTTAAATGCTGATAGTTCTGCCGAAGTAGCAGAATTGCTAAGAATCATGCAACTAGCGGGCGCAGGCGGTGCCAAAGCAGTTGACACTGCAATGATCAATCAAACAGACAGTCATATGGGCGGCTGCGGATGCAGTTCGTGTGCTGCAAAGCAAGGTCCTAGCGAACCTGATATGGGCGATATGATTCGCATGATAAGTGCTGAAGAACTTGCTACAGAAGAAGTGGATGACGGCGACTTTGGAGATGCTACAACCGAACCAGACGAGACATACATGAATGATGTAAGTGCAAGTATTCCAAGTGGCAACGACTTACACAAAGAAAAAGGTTCATATCCTGCAACAGCAGGCGGTGATAATCCAATGGGTATTAGAGAAACTCTTTGGAAAGCACTACAGGAAAAGAAAAAGAAAAAACCAGATGCCGACGGCGATGGTGTTCCAGACTGGGCTGATAAAAAGCCCGGCAAAGACGACCACGCTGGTAAGAAAAAAGGTAGTAAGCCAAAGAAAGGGCAAGTGCCTCCACAGTTTAAAAAGAAAACTAACGAAGGCGAAGTTCAATCGCCATCACATGAAATAAGCGATGTTGCTCGCAAAGCTACACAAATTGCACAAATGATCAAAAAGAAAATCAATTCGGGCGATCAAATGGATGATAGAGATTACAATCAAATGGCAGAACTTGGAACAGTGTTGTCAAGATTAGGAACAAGCTTTGGTCCAAAATCCATGAAAGATGTATTGAATCATATGATAGAATACACCGACGATAGAAATCAAGAAGGTCACGACTATCCAGAATTTAATGCGGATAGATTCAAAGAACTAATTGCAATGGCAAAACGCTAAATCAATAGGGCCCAAGTGGCCCTATTTTTCTGACTAAATATTAGCATGTCAAAAAGTCTAGATGGCGTATTAGTAAAAAAAGCCAATAAACAAGAAACCTATACCGAACAACAAATTCAAGATCTATTACAGTGTATGGATCCTGACAATGGTTACCTTTATTTTGCTCGAAACTTTGCACATATTCAACATCCTGTAAAAGGCAAATTGTTGTTTGATCCTTTTGAATATCAACTGAGATTACTACACAGCTACCATAGCTATCGTTTTAATATCAATATGATGCCCAGACAAACAGGCAAGACTACCTGTGCTGCAATTTATCTAGCATGGTATGCAATGTTTAATCCTGATCAAACTATTCTTATTGCTGCACACAAGTACACAGGTGCGCAAGAAATCATGCAGCGTATTCGATATGTATACGAACTATGCCCAGATCATATTAGAGCAGGTGTTACTAGTTATAATAAGGGTTCGATTGAATTTGAAAACGGATCTAGAATTATCAGTCAAACAACCACAGGTACTACTGGACGTGGTTTGAGTATTTCGCTATTATATTGCGACGAATTTGCATTCGTACAACCTAATATAGCAGAAGAATTTTGGACTTCAATATCACCTACACTAGCAACAGGTGGCCGTGCTATTATTACCAGCACACCCAACAGCGACGAAGATACATTTGCTACTATCTGGAAACAGGCTGAACAAAAGTTTGATGAATACGGTAACGAAAGCGAATTAGGAATAAACGGATTTCACAGTTTCCTTGCACATTGGAGCGAACACCCGGATCGCGACGAAGTGTGGAAAGCAGAAGAAATAGGTCGTATTGGAGAAGAAAAGTTCCGCAGAGAATACGGCTGCGAATTCTTGATCTTTGAAGAAACATTAATTAACAGCTTGAAGTTGGCTATCATGGAAGGCAATTCGCCTTTATTGCAGATGGGGCAAATACGTTGGTATAAAAAACCAGATCCCAAATACAGCTATGTTATAGGATTAGATCCTGCAATGGGAACTGGCGGCGACAACGCTGCTATACAAGTAATTGAATTGCCCACATACGAACAGGTTGCAGAATGGCAACATAACATGACTGCTATTCCAGGACAGATAAGAATACTCAGAGACGTTTGCACATACATCAGAGATATAACCCACGATCAAAGCAACGTATATTGGAGCATTGAAAACAATGGTATTGGTGAAGCTGCATTGTTGGTAGTACAGGACTTTGGCGAAGAGAACATTCCTGGGTTGTTTATTTCAGAACCTATACGCAAAGGACATGTTAGAAAATTCCGCAAAGGATTTAATACAACTCATAGCAGCAAAGTAACCACCTGTGCAAGATTAAAAACCATGATTGAAAACGATAAACTAACAATACGTAGCAAACCTTTGATCAGCGAACTTAAAGCTTTTGTTGCTACTGGCAGTAGTTTTCAAGCCAAGCCTGGACATTCAGACGATCTTGTAAGTTCATTGATTCTTACACTACGTATGATGAATGTTATGAAAGATTGGGATGCAACTGTATATGACACATTTAGTCAAATTGAAGCAGAAGACAACTATGAACTGCCCATGCCAATCTTTATAACTAGCAATTATTGATAAATACTTTACTATGAAAAACCTAAATAATGTAGCAGAACAACTATTCAATGAGATTAGAGGACGGTTTCCTAGCGTGGAAATCGGCGATGCCAATGGCAATGTTGTAAACGAACCACAAACAGCTAGATTTTACGATTTTGATTTTGAAACTAATGGTAAAAAACTAGGAAAAGTAAGCGTTAGTTTAGACGAAGAAGATGGCATTGTTATAATGTTCAACAAGAATTTTATTGAAGAGCAATATGGTTCTGCAAAATCAGATTGGTATGGGTTTTTAAAAAATATTAGAACTTTTAGTAAAAAGAGATTATTGAACTTTGAAGTCAGAGATATCAATAGAACAAATTTAACCAAAAGAGACTACAAATTTTTGGCAGCAAATCGCCGCGGAGAACAAACAATGGCTGAATCGAGAATGTATGGTAGCGCAAAAACCAGCTTTCAAAAAATTGGAAATGCAAAACTATCAATCAAACATACAGGTGCTATTCAAGAAGGTAGCAGTAGAACACAAAAAATTGGTGCTATCTACATCGAAAACACAGATGGAGAAAGATTTAAATATCCATTTAAACATCTAAGTGGTGCTAGAGCTCTTGCAGTTCATGTAAGTGAAGGTGGTCATCCATATGACGATTTTGGCAAATACATTACTGGCCTCAGTGAAGAACTTTCAAATCTCCGCAAGTTCAAGCAATATATGGCTCGTAGTAGTGTTATGGCAGAAAGTCTCAGTGAACACATGGATACTGTAAACGAACGTGTAGCACTGGTTAAAAAAGAAATCCAAAATCTCCAAAAGCCATCGTATTACACCAATGCGTTTGAAAACTTTGTTCCAATAGAAAATGAAGAAGTACCAGAAGACATTGCGGCCAATTGGATAGATCAATTAACTGTAAAACAATTCAATGAAGAATTAAAAGATGTATTCCCTTATATTTACAATCTAGTAAGCGAAGCAACCAAAGCAAAAGAATTGTCATTTGAAGACATTATTGCCGAACAAGCTCAAAACTTTATTACATACCAAGTTCAACCAGGCGACACTATTACAAGTATTGTAAATGATATGAATGCCGAAGGCATTGAAACCACAGTTGATCAAGTTATGATGGACAACAAAGGCGTTGTAGACAGTAAAGGCAATGTAAAGGCCGGTACAGTATTAAAAATAGGTGAACCCCAATTAGCACCTACAACATCAATTAGACCTCAGGGCCGTCCTGAAACTGTAGGAATTGGCGGCACAACTGAGATTGCTCCAAACGGACAAATAGATGGGAGCACCAGAGGCATTGATCCAGCACTTAATTACGGCGAAAGCATTGAAAAAACCATCGATAAGTTAATGGGACAATTCAGTGAAGAGGCCGACGACCTCGATGAGTCAGGGTTGCAGTATTATACAGGTGTTAAAAAGCACGGCAAAGAATATATGAAAAAAGCTGCACAGGCAGGGCGCGAAGGCGCAAGTCAAGAAGAACTAGGCCGTCTCAAAGACAAATACAGTAAAGCTGAAAAGAAAACCAAAGAAGGCAATGCATTTGCCAATGCTGTACGTCAAGCAAAAATGAATGGCAAGAAAAAAGGCGATAAAATTCCAGGGCCAGATGGCGACGAAATTACACTAGAAAAAGAAAAGAAGATTCCATTAGGCGAATTTATTCTAAGTTATTTTGACAGAGAGTCGGGCCAGTTTCCGAAAGGGCCAACTGCCGTACTTACTATGGTAGAAAAAGAATATGGCGATCAATATGTAAGGCCAGCCAGTAAGTTCATAGAACGCATCAATCAAAGAGTATCAGAAATCATGGGATACAAAGAAAACGATTTTGAAGTTCAAGAAACCCCAGAAATAGAAAGAATATCAGCGTTAGCCGGTTTAAGATAATCGGCTAACACATTTAAAATATTAAAAAATCTTGTTGACAAGATAAATAAACATGTGTAGTATGTAAGAGTGCTGCACATATTAGGCACAAAGCACATAGGCATTATATAGGAGGCAAAACTATGGCATCACTAGCAGAAATCAGAGCAAAGCTCAAAGAACAAGAAACACGCCCAACAGGTGGTTCTACAGGCGGCGGCGACAACGCAATTTATCCATTTTGGAATATGAAAGAAGGCGATCAAGCAACGCTACGCTTCCTTCCTGATGGAAACACTAACAATACATTTTTCTGGGCAGAACGTCTTATGATCAAACTGCCTTTTGCAGGCGTTAAAGGCGAAACCGATAGTCGTCCAGTACAAGTACAGGTTCCGTGTATGGAAATGTACGGTGAAACTTGCCCAATTCTCAATGAGGTTCGCGGCTGGTTCAAAGATGCAACCCTTGAGGACATGGGTCGCAAGTATTGGAAAAAACGTAGCTATATCTTCCAAGGATTCGTTACTGACAATCCTATTCAAGAAGACACCAAGCCTGAAAATCCAATTCGTAGATTTATTATTGGACCACAAATTTTCCAACTTATCAAAGCAGCACTTATGGATCCTGATATGGAAGAACTGCCAACAGATTATACTGCTGGCGTTGATTTCCGTCTTAGCAAAGGTTCCAAAGGTGGTTACGCAGACTATGGTGCAAGTAACTGGGCACGTAGAGAACGTCCGCTTAGTGACGCTGAAATGAAAGCGGTTAACGAACACGGATTGTTTAATCTCAGTGACTTCCTTCCTAAGAAGCCCACTGATGTGGAAGTTAAAGTGCTAAAAGAAATGTTTGAAGCAAGTGTGGACGGCGAAGCATACGATGCTGATCGTTGGGGTCAATACTTCCGTCCTGCAGGTATGGCAGCACGTACCGGTGATCCTAATGTAGCAGCAAGCCCTCGTGCTACTGCTACAAGCCAGAGTGCACCAATTGTAGACGAAGATGACGATGGTATTCCGTTTAAGTCAACAGAACAAGCAGCACGAGATACTGCATCTGCTCCTAAAGCAGCAACCGAATCTGCACCAGCAGGCGGTGGTGCAAAAGATATCCTTGCAATGATTCGCGCACGTCAGAATCAGTAATTGATACAAAAAGGGTTACATTTTTTAATGTAACCCTTTATAGTTCAAGCTTTTTTAGATTAGGAGTAACACATGGCTACTAAAGCATTCGATCCTTCAAAGTTTCGAAATTCATTAACAAAATCTATCAAAGGTATGAGTGCCGGATTCAATGATCCAACTGATTGGATCTCAACTGGTAATTATGCTTTAAACTATTTACTCAGTGGCGATTTCCGCAAAGGTATTCCACTGGGCAAAGTAAGTGTATTTGCAGGCGAATCGGGCGCTGGCAAATCATATATTGTAAGCGGTAATATTGTAAAACACGCTCAAGAACAAAACATCTTTGTTGTTCTTATTGACAGCGAAAATGCTCTTGACGAAAGTTGGCTACAAGCACTTGGTGTCGAAACCAGTGAAGACAAACTGCTAAAACTAAACATGGCTATGATCGACGATGTTGCTAAAACTATTTCAACATTTATGGACGATTATCGCAACATGAAAGAAGAAGACCGTCCAAAGGTATTGTTTGTCATTGACAGCTTGGGTATGCTAATGACTCCTACTGAAGTCAATCAGTTTGACGCAGGCGATATGAAGGGTGATATGGGTCGTAAGGCCAAAGCACTTAAAGCACTGGTTACTAACTGTGTTAACATGTTTGGTGCCCATAACGTGGGCATGGTTGTTACCAACCACACATACGCTAGCCAAGACATGTTCGATCCTGATGACAAGATTTC